TTGAAGGCCGGTCCACACGGGAACTGGTAAGGTCCATCATGCAAATGGAAAACCGCACAGTTGAATACATCAAGTTGATTGTTCCTGAACATGACAATCTTGATGATATTACTTACAAAGACATTGATGAAGAGTGGCCTTTCCAAGTTCAATTGGAAGTTCTGAACAAGATTTCAGAGGCCATTCAGCCGGGATATAAGGACTCCAGAAAAAACTAATCAAGGACATTCGCCTCCAAGCCAGAGCGTATATTTATGCTCATGGCGGGTGTCCTGATGAAGTTCCTACGGATGACATGCGAAATATTGAGATTATGCTGTCCGATGGCATGCTTGGAAACAAAGCTATTTTGGTAGCTTTAAGCTCCTTGACTACGGGCAATTTAAACTCGAAAATGGCTAAAACGGCATCACCTTTCCAAATGAAAGATGTGTTGCCATCTACGCATGAATATATTGTCCCGCCGTTGAGCGAAGAAGAAAAGAAAGCAGAAGTCAATAAACGATTGATGTCTTTCTTGAAAACTAGGCCGGGTGCGGAGGAATTTTTGAAAGAGTGAAATGGTCTATGTCCCACAGAAGCTTACCTTTGAACTAGAAGGTTTTGCCGAGTTTGAACAGCAGCTTAAAGAAATAGCTCAAGGCTTTCGTGGTGATTTAGTAGCCCGTAATACTCTTGTCCCTTCCGCCAAGATAGCAATGGAGTCAGTTTATAACTCCGCAGTGTCCAAAGCGCCCGTAGGTGATAAGCCTAGGGATAGCAAGAATCCGTTTCACATGCGAGATACCATCCGATTGGATGCCCGTATCCCAAACGAAAAGGACAAGCGAAGCGAATATGTCAATGAAACAGATGCAGCCATTGCTGTGGTTTCTGTAAAGAAAAGTGCTGTTTCTCTTGCCCAAGAATTTAGTACTGCACATACGCCTGCCCGTCCTTTTATGCGTATATCTTTAGAACAAAATTCAGGAGCAGTGTTAGACGCTCTAAAATCACAATTGGGTAGTCGAATACCAGATTACGCAGCAAAGCTGGCTAGAAGGAAAAAATAATGGCTTCTCAAAATATTGCTAGATTGGGTGTTGTCCTTGGATTGGACACTGCTGAATTTACAGCCTCTATTGACAAAGCAATTTCAGAAAATGCCAAACTGAAAAATGCTATTCGCAGAGATAGTAATGCTGCTGCGGCTGAGATTATTAATCTTAAACATGCTACGGATGATTACGGTAAAACGCTTACCAGAGTCCAAATGATGGAGCGCGAGACAACTTCTGGGCGCTTTATGAATGCGTCCAAGGAGATGAAGCAGCAACTTCTTGAAAGGGCTAAAGCATATGATGCTGTTGCAAATGCAACAACAAAAGTTGCTGATGCTCAGTTCAAAATGAATGCCCAGCAAAAGCTTGGTTTGACATATCAGACAACCGACCTTATTACTTCTCTTGCTGCCGGACAAAACCCACTTATTGTTTTGATGCAACAGGGTGGTCAGTTGAAAGACCAGATGGGTGGCCTTGGCAATATGTTTAAGGCGATTGGGACCATCCTTACGCCAATGCGATTGGTTGTTGGTGGTGTTGCTGCTGCCTTTGGTACGCTTGCTTATGCAGCATATTCTGGCAGAGTAGAGTTTGACAAGCTAAAAGACACAATTACTTTGACAGGTAATTTTGCTGGTGTAACTACCGAAAAGTTTTATACATTAGCCACTGAATTAAGCGGCAGAACAAATGCTTCTATTGGCGCAACAAAAGATGCCTTGAATGCTGTTCTTGCTTCGGGAAAGTTTACTGCCGCATCAATTAGTTCTGTTACTCAGGCAATTATTTCATATTCACAAATTGCTGGCATAGATGCTAAAGCGGCTGCTGACAAGTTAATGAGTGGTTTAGATGGAACAGCATCTGGAGCCAAAGCTTTAAATAAGGAAATGAACTTCCTTACTCTTGAGCAATACAAACAAATTGAAGCACTAGAAAAGGCTGGAAAGCTACAAGAGGCTGCAAAGGTTGCCTCTATTGCTTTAAATACTCAATTGGCTGCACAGCGCAGGGAGCTTGGCTACCTTGATAAAGCTTGGGAAACCACAACCAATGCATTAAGTAAATTTTGGAATCTCCTGAAAGACATTGGCAAACCAGAAACTACAGACCAAGTTATTTCAAGAATTGAAAGTCAAATTGCTGCGGCTCAAAAAGCTTTGGCTGGTGCTAATAAAGATTCTCCGTTCTATCAAATGCAGCAAGCTGGCATTGCAAAATTAAAAGAAGAAAAAGAAGCTCTTCTTGAAACAGAACGATTAAAAGCTCGTTCAATAGCGGCTAGGGATGTTGGCGATTCCAAACAAAAAATTGACGATAGAGCTGCTGCCGGTGGTATTGATAAAGAAAAGCAAATTATTGCTGCAACTGAAAAAGCCAAAGCAAGTATTAAATACACGCAAGCTCTTGCAAGTGCCAATGAAATACGAAAGATAGAATTAGAAGCTGAAAAACAAATTGCAGAAAAAAGGTCAGAATTTAGAGCAAAAAGCGAAGTAGAAAAAAGAGCAATGGGTGGTCTTCTTGCACAACAACTTGCTGCCGAAGAAATGGATATTGAGGTAAAGAAGAACGAAAAGATTCGTTTAGTTCGTCAAAAAGAAATGCTTTACAGGTATCAATTTGAATTAGACCAAAAGAAAACATTTGATGATGAAGTAACCGCAGAGTATCTTTTGCAAGAAAGTATTAAGCAACAAATCCGAGATAAAACAAAATCTTTGGAAATTGACAAAGAAGATTTAATACTTAAAAATCAAATGATTTATGCAGCTGAAAAAGAAGTTCAGTTGGCTCAAATTGCATTAAAGTATCAAAGAGAAAAAGAAAAGCCATTTGCAAATATTCAGGCGCTCAATCAACAAGAAGCAATTGAAAAGTTTAATGTAGAACTACAAGACACAATGAAAAGGACTTCAGAAGTCTTTGATAGTGTATGGAGCAACATGGGTTCTGCTATTGATAAATTTGTCAAGACCGGCAAGTTATCAATGAAAGACTTTGCCCGAAGTGTTATTCAAGATTTAATTGCCATCCAAATGAAAGCGCAAGCAGTTGCAATATTGAGAATGATGTTTGGTCTTGGAAGTGCTTACGGTAGTGTTTTAGGTTCATCGGTTCCGTTTAGTACGCCTGTTGGTGAATTTGCAAGTGGTGGACAACCTCCTGTTGGTATGCCCAGCTTGGTCGGCGAAAAAGGTCCTGAACTTTTTATTCCCCATACGGCAGGAACTATCATTCCAAATAACCAATTGAGTAATATGGGTAGCACTACCAATGTCACCAACAATTACATTAACGCTATTGATACCAAATCATTTGAGGACCGCTTGCTTGGCAGTCATAATGCTGTTTGGGCTGCAAATCAATATGCTGGCAAATCATTAGCAGTTAACAGGGGCCGCGCATGAGCTTCCAAACAATCTTTGAAATACAACAATCCATGACGGTAAACAACCGCCGTATGGTTGGACAACAAGTAGCTAGGTCTGGTTACATTACCGTGGCGCAGTATCTAACTGCTGTGCCTTGGGTGTTTACCATTACTCCGCACAATTATCTTTACTATCCACAGGTTAGGTCTGTTATTCAAGCGATTGACAACAAAGACCGTCAACTGGCGGAGAACATCTTTTTCCAAAGTTCTAACCTATCTTGGTTTATGGCTTACCAAGGCGATATACCCTCTGCCAGCTTTGCCAGTGTGGTTTTGGCTAGTACCCCATCGGCTAACACTCAAACGCTGTCTGTGACCGTTCCTACGGGGTCTGGCTTCGCTTTTAAGGCTGGTGACTTTATTATGGTTGGTGGCTATACCTACAAAGTTACGGCAGATGTGGCTAGGGCAAGTACACCCGTATCCGTGGGAATTCACCGCCCGTTAATTGGATTACCTACAAGCGGAACGCAAGTTTTTATTGGCAATGATTGCGTCATTCAAGTTGTTGCAGAAGCCTGCCCGACATATACTTTAAACCCAATGACAAGCGGTGCGTTTGTCCAATGGGATGCTCCATTTGTGTTTAGGGAATACATTACATGACAACTATTAATGCGGTTACTGGTTCGCAGATTAACCATGCAGAATTTGTAAGACTTACAGTTGGAACTGCTGCGACCGTTTATACATTTTGTAATGCGGCTGCACCTGTTACGGTTAGCGGTATTACATTTTCAAATCTTGGTGCTTTGCTTAATGTTGGTGATGTTCAGCGCGACATTAAATCTACTTCTGACGATATGACCATTCAGTTAACGGGCATTGACCCAACTAACATTGGCATTATTCTAGGCAACCAGATTAAAGGGTCGCTAGTAGAGGTTTGGAGGGGCTTTTTAGACTCTAATAACCAAATCATAACCACACCTACTACCCAGTTCTTTAAACGCTACCAAGGCATTATTAGCAGCGTTTCAATTACAGAAGATTTTAATTCCCAACTGAGAACTCGTATAGCAACATGCTCTATTGCTTGTTCATCAATGCGAAGAATTTTAGACAATAGGTTATCTGGAATTAAGACAAATCAAAATAGTTGGCAGTTGTTTTATTCTGGTGACACATCAATGAATCGTGTTGCTCAAATTTCAAATACTTATTTTGACTTTGGCAAGCCACCAATGATTCAAACACAAGCTAGTGAAACAACAGTTATTTATGAAAGTGGCGGTGGTGATGGTGGTGGTGATGGCGGTGGTGGTGTTGGAGACTAAAAGATAATGATAAGACAAGCGACAAGATACGATATACCTAGACTGTTAGAAATTGTGGAGGCGTATGCCTATGAAAACCCAATTAAGACGCTTGGAAAGCCTGATAACCACAGCCCGCAGCATGTTGAACAGTTGTTGTTCAACATCATGTTAGGAAAAGGTTTTATCTACATTGATAAAAATTTAAGAGGAGCCATCATTGCTGTAAAGCAAAACAATGTCTGGTGTCCTAAAGTTAAAGAGTTGCATGAGCTTTTATGGTGGGTTGAGCCTGAATACAGAGATGGGACATTGGGCGGTAGATTGTGGAAAGCTTTTGACCGCACAGGAACTGAAATGTTAGAGCGTGGAGACATTGATTTCATAGTTACATCAGTCTCCTCTAAAGGCCCGTGGATTGATTACACTAAGCGTGACTACGAAGCAGTTACAGCAAGTTTTGTGAAGGAATAAAGATGGTTGGAACATTAATCGTTGCAGCAGCGGCTGGAACCACAGCGGCGGGTGTTGCAGCATCTTTTGCATTAACTGCTACTGCTTTTGCTGTTAACTTTGCTGTGTCAATGATTGTCACTAGGATGTTTGCTGATAATCCAGAAAAGCAACAAGACATGGGTGTGCGCCAGCAAGTGCCGCCAAGTTCTGTTAATGCCATTCCTGTGGTTTATGGTGATGCCTATATGGGCGGTACATTTGTGGATGCGGTACTGACAACAGACCAAAAGACAATGTACTATGTCTTGGCTATTTCCAGCATTAGTCCTGCTAATGCAACATTAGGTACAAGTGCTGGCGTATTTAATTACGATATGTCAGAAATGTATTATGGTGACAGGCTTATTAGCTTCTCATCTAGTGGCACTGTTCAATCTATTCGTGTGTTTAATGGCGGCACAGGATATGCGGTTGGCAATGTATTGACAATTTCTGGTGGAACTTTTTCTACAGCAGCCACAGCCACAGTTGCTTCTGTCACTTCTGGCGGCGTTATCGCTACTGTTACTGTTACAAATGCTGGAAGCTATACGGTTGCTCCAAACAATCCTGCGTTAGTAACTGGCGGTGCAGGAACAGGTGCTTCACTTGTATTGAAATTTAGCACCTATACAAATACAGTTACTGCTTTGTCTGATGAAGCTGGTAATGTAGATACAAAGATAAATACAAATCTTTATATTAATCTTTACAAATCTTCTAGTGCTGGTGTCATTACCTCTGTCAATGGTGCTTCTGCACCTAGTACAGTAATGGGCGGTGCTGATATTGCTGCTGCACAACAATGGACAGGCACTCGTCAAATGAATAATTTGGCTTTTGCTATTGTTAAACTTGTTTATAACCGTGATGCTGACACAACAGGACTTAGTCCAATAACATTCCGTGTTAGCCATTATCCTAATGGCGCAAGTGTCGCCAAGCCCGGAGATGTTTGGCTTGATTACATTACAAACCAAGAATATGGCGGAGCTGTAGGCTGGATGCCTGACGGTACATTTAGTGCTGCATTTGTAGATACAACTTGTGTTGCAACATTAAATACTTACTCTGACCAAACAATTACTTATACGCCTGTTGGTGGCTCTACGACAGTTACACAATCTCGTTATCGAATCAATGGTGTACTAGATGCTGGTCAATCAGTTTTAAACAATCTTGACCGCATCATGTCTGCATGTGATTCATGGATGACGTATAACGCTGCTTTGGGGCAATGGTCTGTTGTCATTAATAAAGCAGAGACAGCAGCATATGCATTTACAGACAACAACATCATTGGTGAAATTCGAGTTAGTGCAAGCGACATCACAAGTTCAATCAATCAAGTTGAAGCAAGATTCCCATTTAAAGAAAACCGTGACCAATCTTCATTTGTTAACTTGGAAACACCTTTTGGTTTGCTTTATCCAAATGAACCAGTAAACAAATATTCAATCACTTATGACTTGGTAAATGACTCTGTACAGGCTCAATATCTTGCTAATCGTTTGCTTGAGCAAGCGCGAGAAGATTTGATTGTTTCGTTTAGCACAACTTATTACGGTATTCAAGTTGATGCAGGTAATGTCATCAGCGTTACCAATTCTGACTACGGCTGGAACGCTAAACTTTTCCGTGTGATGAAAGTAAATGAGGCATCTTTGCCTGAT